GACATTGCGGATCAGGATGGTCTGGCCCGTGGAGACCTGTGTTGCAGGCGGCAAGGCCAACGCCAAACCGGTGACCGTTGTGGTCACGTCGATGATGTTGCTGGCCGGGATACCCGTGGTGCCATTAATTGGCCAATCCAACGTAGTATTTGCGCTGATCGTCAGCGCCTCGTAGCTTACCGACGAGGGGTTGATCGTTTGCCCGGTAAAGGGATTGGTGTATGTCGTCATGGTTAGGAGTCCTGAACAATAGCTTGGCGGTCACCGACGCGCAGTTGGTCCTCGAGCTTGAGAGCGCCAATTGCGGTATCAAAGATCTGGGTCCAGACTGCAAGGCGCGCATCGTCCTTGAGGAATGGTGCGGTCTGCTTGAGTGTGCCAAACAGCAAAGCGTTGGGCGCGTTACGGGTCAGCCAGTTGGTCTGATCGGCCGACGACAAGGGCGTCAAACGGGTGTAGCAAAGCGCCTCAAAAGCAAAATTGGCGCTCGGTGTGGGCGCCACAAACCAGTGGTCATAGTCGTAGTCCGAGTAGTACAGCGGCGTGCCGGTCGTGGTTACATCGGGCGAGTAGCTGCTAAGGTACTCGAGCTTGCGCAGGTATATGGGCTGTTTTTCACCAGCGGTGGTGGTCAGCGTCATGGAGACCGTCTTGCGCCACAGGGCGGGCTTGGCGATCACCGGGTTGCCGGAGGTCATGGTGCCGTCGGCCACAATCATCTGGCCAAGGGTCTTGATATTTTCGGCAATCTCAAACTCGGCCAGCATGATGGCCGTGGGAATGAAATTAACGACGGCGGCGTCAGAGCGCTCAAGGTACTGGAGCACCAGACTTGTCAGGTTGTCGTAAGTCAGAGCGTAAGCCGTGGTTGCCATAGTTATCCTAGGAGAGGAATAAAGCGCGTTCATCAATGCGGCGATTTTGCAGCCCTTTGAGGATTTTACCCCCACCCATGCAATACTTCAAGAACTCGTCCGCAGCACCCGCTTTATCGCCCCGTAACAGTTTTTGGCGAAGCGTAGAACGCTGGAGTGTCCCAAGGCCGCAGTTAAAAGAAAAGCTAACAAGCCCATCAAACATACCTTGTGTAAGAGGGATAGGACAGAACTGCTCGACCCCGCGCTCAAATCTAGACAAATCTGCTGCAAGTATTGCATCTACTTCCTCCATAGGGAAAACCCTATCATCCTCTGGGCGCAGGGGAAACGCATCCCGCTGCTCAAGTTTTAGCCTGCCCTGCTCGGGGTAAAGCACATGTCCTACCCCTATGGTCCAGAGCTTAGCTGGGCACCGATATGCACGCTGGCGTGTGCCCTCGTGGTGCTTGATGACCCCCAGTGCTTTGGCAGAGACTTTCATTTGCCGAACGCCCTGCCACCGAAATGGAACGCAATGATGCTGGCAAACAGCGCTTGGGTGTTGGAATCCCACAGCTTCTCAGCCAAGACAGGGAACTGCACGCCGTTGTTGTAGCCGTAGATGAACAGGCCGATGTCCACAAAGCACAGTAGAGCAAAGAATCCAAGGGTAATAAAGCTGCGGACACCTGCGCGTAGGTTCTTCATCCACTGGCTGGTTCCCTCATTGAGCGACTCATCGTGCTGGTAGATAGCGTTCATCTCGGCCACTTGGGCGTTTACGAGGTTCTCGTTGCCCTTGGCAGTGGTTTCCATCTCAAGCTGGGCGCTGTGTATCTGCTCAATTCGCTCCTGCGCCTCAAAGCCAGCCTTGCGTAACTCAAGCTCCCGCTCAATCTGCATACGGGCTAAGTCCAGTTCATGACGTTTATCCTGCCGGTCTTGGAAGAAATCCAGCAGCTTGGGCAAGCCGCCCATAAGGAACGAGATCAGTGTGGATAGGATAGTCAACATAGTCACCCTTTCAATTCAAAACTTAAATTTGTATGCCGGGGGTATTGCACAACGCGCTCCCCTTCAGGGCATTTGTATTTGATGGTCGCCAGCAAGGTTGCTTTGCCGCTGGCAATCTTCTCTTTTCTCACCATTGTGAGTTCGTATGTAAACGTGTCAATCTCCGGGCCTGCTGGGCCGCTGAACTTGCTTGCGGTGGTGGTCGCCTCATGCACCATGCCTGCCGCATCACGAATGCTTGGCGTAAAACTTTCAACAGAACAGTCGTCCCGTTTTTTTATTCTTGCAACCGTGACAGTAATGGGCTTTCCAGTATCTGCCACAATTTTAAAATTCTCTGGAGACCATTCAATAATGGCTCGGTCAAAAAAACCAAACTTGTCGGCAAGCGTGTAACTGCCACCTAGCGCGGCAACGCTTGCGGCAACTGCCCCAATGGCTTTGGTAAGGTCAATCATCTATTTTTCCATTAAAAGTATTAGCCACCAAAAAGAAAGGCTCAAAACCAAAATAGCAATTGCGCCGCCAAGCAGCCAATTGATCAGATCGTCTATTTCCTCTTTTTTTTTCTTAGCGTTCTTCTCGTCTAAAATTTCCTGCGCCTTGCGCTTCTGGATAATGTTGTTGCGCTCAATCAAAAGCTGTTGCCAAGTATCAGCATGGCCCGACATTACCATCCAGTTGTTCAACTCACGCTCTGCATCATTAAGCATCTTGGCGTGCATAACAGTTTCAAAAGCCTGCGCCGTGTCAGACTTAGCAAACGTACCCTTTGGCTTAGATGCAGCCCTCTGCACCACATCCTTGGCCTCAAAAAATTTCATGGCCTCGCCAGTGATGGCGTGGATGTCCTTACCCAGCTTGATGGCTGCCTGTACCCCCTTAACAGCCGCTTGAGCAGCGGCAAAGGCAGTTATGGGGTCTAGCAATTTTTACCCCTTGTGCATCCAGTGCGTCAGGTATCCCACCACAGTGGAAAGTGCTGATACAAGCGCCATGCCGACCCACAGGCCACCACGCCCCTGATTTGCAAGGGCCAGTAGCTCTTCCATGCCAGATTCCAGCTTGTCGACTTTTTTGTCAAGCTCTTGGACTTTCTGCCAAAGCACGCCGTAGCGCACTGGGTCGATCTCGCCGCTCATATCATTCACCTGTAACATCGACTGGAGCCTCTGGTGGCCGCGCAGCGGCTTGAATGGCTTGCACTAGCTGGAACACCTCTTGATAGGGGCGTGTGCCAAGGTAGCCAAGGACTTGGTTGATCAGGTCAATTGGTAGGGGTAGCATGGTTTTTCCTTATGCGTAGTATGAAATGCTGACTGTGCCGCCGGATGGCACAACGATGCTGTAGCTCGTGTTGGGCGTTACCGCAACATTGGTAAAAGTGGTTGTTGTGGCGGGGAACCCGTCGGGGGCAACATAAGTACCGCCGGGGAATGTTTTGCCCAATCCGGTTGCCGCCGTACCAACACCGCCGTAGTTGTACGACGTATACGTTATCCCGTACTGCCCCCCGGCAGTTGAAGCCTGCGCGTAAGTAATTACATTTGAAGCTGGAACCCCTGTGGGCGGGAAGTTAAGCGCAGAACCTGCTGCGGAACCTCGTACATAAGTAACACTTATGGTAGGCGGAGATTCAACATACTGGAGACCCACGTTTGTGCTGTCTATGTAAACCCCGTTGTTTACATAATTGGGCAAATCAATTGTCGTAACCCCTGAACCCGTGTTCATGGTTGTTATATAACCGGAAGCCTGACTTACGTAATCTTGCCAAGTCGCCGTTATTGTAGAACCCCCAATAGGAGGCACTTTGGTTACAAAAGCCGTTTGCAGGTAAGAAAATTGTGTGTAGTCACTAACGCCAGCAGAACCTTTGCCACTGATCGTTGGAACAAGGCTGACGTTAGCGGGCGCAGTCCAAGTACTGTTGGACGTGAACGTAACGGTGGTCAGTTTCCCAACCGCTGTAAAAAAGGTGTTTGGCGCAGCAAACATTACGGTGTGTACCCCTGAGTGTATGAACCGTACCAGTTGGTGCCGTCAGCAACAAACGACAGAATATCCATCTTGCCAGCAGTTGTGGTTATGGTTGGTGCGCCAGCGGAGTTCCACTTCACACCGGTGAACGTAGCCGAGCCGTTACCCGTTGTCGCGGCCTGCTTGAGTAGCAGCGCGAAGGACTTGCCCGCAGTGGCCGTGGGCATAGTGAACGTGCAGGCCGTGGAGGCAGTCAGCGTGGCGGTCTGGACCGTACCGCTAGTCAGGGACAGCGTGTTGGTCGTGGTCACCGTGCCGATTGCCACGACGCTCTCAATGTAGCCAGTAACCGTTGGGTTGG